TTGGATGCGGTGTGTGTTGAGTCAACTTTCCACAACCCGAAACTGTTTGATATGCCAGGGTATGTGAGATAAACGTTTGTGCCGTCTGATGCTATGTCTCTCGGTGTGCCCGCAGGTAAACCTGTTACCGATGTCCATGTTGGTGACCCTGCGAACGGGTCAGATGAGTAGCGGACTGCTGTACCGTCCAACATGTAGAGTTCGTTGTTTGCTACAACTACTTGCAGGTTTGTGTTCGCTGACGAATACGATTGTTTTGTTGCTTGCAGTAATGTCAACTGTCCTTTAGTCCACGGGTTGACACCTTTGCTGGAGTTGTATCGGTAGTCTTGTGCGTCGGCTGTGTCCGCATATTTTTGACCAGCACCGAAATGCCATGATGATTCACCTCGACGCCATAGTCCTTGCGGGTTAATTGCTGCTTCACCTGGGCTTGTTGACTGGTCCACAGAGTCACGCACACGTGGTTCGAAACCTCTAGTGAACGTGCCTGCTTTCTGGTCAACGAGATATGGTCTGCCGTTGATAGCCAACGGGAAAATGTCTGGTACTAGTTGGGTGGTTGTACCACCAGCAAAAAATCTTGGTGATGGGAAAAACGCATCGGTGAAACGTAGAAGCGTTGTCACCGTTTAATCCTTAGATAGGAATGTTGGGTATGCTCTTGCTAGACGTGCTGCTTCTGCTTGGATACGGTCGCGGCGTAAACGTATAAGTCCTGTGGCGCTGTTCGCTACTGAACCCATTGTTACTTCGTCTGCTCGGCGTGTGTCGCCTTGTGATTCTGTGAAGTTTCGTTTAATTTCTCGTGGTGACATCAACCGTATTTGTGCGCCTAACGCAACGATGTCTGTGACTGTTTCTTGTACACCGCATGTGGTGTTGATGTCGGTTGCTTCTGTCGCTGCTGAACTGTATGCGGCTTTGTAGACGATGCGTAGACGCCCTGGGAATACTGCTTGGTCGAAACGGATAGCGAAACCTGAAGCGAAATCGTCTGTTGGTACGTCACGTACTAAACGGATTTTGCGGGCTACAGGATAATCGTCTGTCTGGTATCTAACCGATACCGTTAGCAGGTCGATGATGCTTGTGACCGATGTGAGGTTTATCATCGGGTCTGAACCGTTGTAATCTTGGTTTAATGTTTTGACTTGGAACAGTCCGTGCATCGGGGATGACAGGTCTGCTAGTTCGTCGTTGATTGATTCTAATACTTGTGCTCGTGGGAATCTTGGGTTGACTGTGATGATTGCGCCTGCTGTGTGTGCGGCTGCTGTCGTCCCGTTGAACCCTCGTTGAACTGTCAACGTTTTTGTTGGTACGTCTGTCGCCCAGATGTACATTAGTTCTGAGTCGATTTCTAATACTTGACCTGTTCGCAGTCCTTCAAGGGGATAGGTGACAACAACACTCGTACCTGATGATGTGAGTGTTGTTGTCAGTAGGTTGCGGGCTTCTACCGTTCCAGATAAAAGTTGTCGCAACGTCCTATCGATGACGACTGCTGCAGTTGTCATTTACTTCTTTTTCTTAGCCTTCATTTTCATCGCTTTGCCAGTTTTCTTGCCTGCTTTTTTAGCGGCTTTCATTCCTGGTTTTTGTCCGTACATCATCATTTCGTTACTTGCCTTTCTTGTTGCGGGCGGATATTGCTTTAGCCTTGCTACGTGCATCGGCTTTCGACGAAGCACCCCAAGCCTGTAAAGATAATAGCAGTCTTGTTGGTTTACCTTTGCTATCTCTTTCAGGTCCTGGCATGTTGCCCATGCGTGCGAGGAAAGATGCACGTCGAGGGTTGTCGCCTGCCTTGACTGGTGGTTTCAATGTGCCACCTTTGTATGAGGCACGTCCTTTTGCGTTGAGTCCGCCCGCAGGGTTTTTGCCTTCTTTGCGTTGCCACGCTGGTGTTTTAGCCACGGCTTGCCCTCATGTTGTCAATCAGGTTCGGGTATGGTCGTCCCGCTTTTTTCGCTGATGCTTTCGCTGCCGCCTTTTTTGCTGGTGACAGTTTCTTAGATTTCCTCTTAGGGTTTTTTGTTTCCCATACAGGCTTTTTCATGGTGTCTCCAATAGGTATCCCGATTGTTTTAATACTTCACGGATATTTAACACTACAGTATAGGTTACGTTACTTCGGGTATGTTTACTCCGACAAGGTTTAAGTATTTGGTAGGATGCCCGTCTCTACTTGCCATGATTCTTGTGCACGCCTTTCCACTTCGGCTGCGCCGTCGATACGTTTAGGTTGTAGACCGTCGGCACGTAGCCGTTTGTAGGCTGGCAAATCTTGTTTCCAGTTTCGTTCAGTTCGGTTTGTTGCTTCAACTCTTGCACCTCTGGATGTGGTGCTGTTTGTTCCCATTCTTATCCCAGCAATTCGACATCCGAAGCATCCTTCGACATCTAGGTTGGGATGTGTTTCCCTATGTTTCATGTGATATATGCCCCGTATCCTGCTGCTGTTAACGCTGCTACTTCTTCTGCTGTGACTTCTGTTGCGTGTCCACCATAATATATTTTAGAGATTGTTGTCGCATCTGACGGCTGGTTTTCGGTGATGGTTCCGTTTGTTAACAGGAACACGTTGCGTCCACGTGGGCTTAACGCCACATGTTTACCCCATTGGTTCGCTAAACGTTCTGTGGCTGGCAAGTATTGTCCGTTCATGAATTCGCCTGCGATTACAGGTGACACAAAGTTGTCTGTTGGTGGGCTGAATGTTGCCATTATGTGATGCTTGCTCCGAATCCTGCTGCTGTTAGTTCTGCTACTTCTGTGTCGTCTAAGAAGATGTCGTGTCCACCGTAATATATTTTTGCTACAAGTTCTGGTCTGCGTGGGTCTGTTATCTGGTATGTGTTGTCTGTGAGTTTATACAGATTAAATGCCCTAATCCCTTGTGGGGTGTGGGCGAATAGCCTATCCGAATTGGTTTCTGGGTAGCGTGCAGCGAACGAGTAATCGCTTGTGACACCGACACGGAAGATGTGAGATTTAACCCAGTCGGCTGTTCCTGTGCCTGTGCCCGAACCTGTGGCTGTGCGTCGGTTGACGCGTGCACCTACAGCAGTTTGTGTGCCCTCACCTGAACCTGTGGCTGTGCGAATAGACACCAACAGCCAGTCACCTGTACCCGACCCGACACCTGAACCTGTGGCGGTACGGATGTTGATAACCAAATCGACGGCAGTACCTGACCCAACACCTGAACCTGTTGCGCTGCGAACAGGAATAAGTGCCTCAACACTCGTCGCCGAACCTGCACCAGAACCTGTAGCAGTACGTGGCGCAATATGCAAACCTGTCGAATCAAACGTGCCAACACCCGAACCTGTCGCAGTACGCACCGCAACAAGGATTCCTACCGCAGTAGCACTACCAACACCATCACCTGTTGCCTGTCTTTGACGCAGAACATTCGCTGAAGAAGAAGCAGTACCCAACCCTGATGCTGTAGCGGTAACAGTAAGAACCGCACGGACACCTAGATAGAAACGTCCGCCCGTAAGATACGGGAAACTGAAATCGGTGAGTTGACCTAAACGTGTTTGCGATGCGCCATGCACCGCAGAGTCTGTACCTATCCCCGTTCCTGTTGCTGTGCGTTGTACTACCTGAAAGTATGTCCCACGATAAAACGGGCGTGTATCAACAAACGGTTCTTTAAAACCTGTAACTGCTGTGGTCATAAGGGTTTACCCCCTGCGACTAATCGAGAGACAGCGTAAGCGAAGTGATTTGGAAAGTATCGCCAGCGGTCACAGCAGCAGACGACGACAAAGCACCAGTCCACAAAGCGTTACCTGCAGTTGAAGCATCCCACAAAGACCAATGCGTAATTGTTTCTGTTGCCGCAACGTTTGTCCATTCAAGGGTTGCGCTAGTTGCGATAGAACCCGAAGAAGCAGTAGCCCAAGCAGCCTCTTTGCGTGTGGTTTCTGTAGCGGCGTTAGATGTCGCATCCTCACCAGGGTCACCTGTGTGAAGTTTTACATACACATTTGTTGGCATAGTCCAAGCGGTTTTGCCTGTGGTGTGTTCCAAAATTTTTAGTTCGGCGTAATTAGAAATGGACATAGAAACCTTTCGTTACCAGAAGTATAGCAAAGCCCCCACCTTGCGGTGGGGGACTCTACTACTTATTAACCAATTATCAAAATTGATTAAGCGGCGTTGTTACCGATGCTTGAAGCCGATTCGATTCGACGAAGCGAAGCCTCGCGGAAGCGACCGTAGCCACCAAGCCAGTACCAACCCATTGGTTGCAAACGCATCAAGACGTCTGTGACATTGCCACGAACAATCTTTGGTGTTGCACCATTGCCGTCTTGAACGCTGTACGCCTTAGCAAGAGCCTGACGACCCATGATATGTGTGCAGTAGGCATCGCCAGTACCAGGTGCACCTGCGCCGTTAAAGGCGTTGGTGAATACTTTGGCTCGTGGTGTTTCGATGAAACGTACCGACTCGAACTTGCCGATTTCACCGTTGTAGATACCTTCTGGGTTTACGTAGTTCGCTGGTGTGCGCCATGCTGCTACGTCGGTAGCAGAACGGAAGTCGTACGACACGTCTGGGTGAATGAAACCCATGTATGAACCTTCGAACGTTGCGACGTTTGCTCCACGCAAAGCGGCTACCTGCTTACGGACGTCATCTGCCACAAGGATGTCGTCAACAGCCATGTCAACACGAGCCGTTGGGGTTGAAGCCCCACCAGTTGCGTATGCCACGTTGTCGCCACCAGCAAGTACTTCACGGACAACTTGGTCGATTGAATCGCCTGCGTTGTATCCGATGATGTTCGCTGCTGCCGAGTCAACATCCAAGAATGCTGTGCCACGGAGTTTTGCTGTGGTTACTACTGCGTTGCCGTATTCGTTCAGAGTTACAGTTACCTGACTGTCTGAAAGTGCTACTGGAGTTACGTCAGTTACTTCGTTCAACGTAGATGTCGCTGCTGCGATGTCTGCGAAGATGGTGAATGTGACACCAGTTCCAGGCATTGCCTGTGCTACTGGTTGTACGTCTGCTGCCTGGTCGAAGAGGAGTTCTGAACGCAATGCGAAGTACGCAAGACGGTCAAACGCTACCTGGTCAACTGACAGAGACGAGAGTGTTGTTTCGCCTGCCATGATTATTTATTCCTTTTGTTTTGAGGGGGATATTAGTTTTCTGTTGCTGCCCGTGCCTCAGACAAAATTTGTTCTACTTCTCGTGGCGAAGTTGCTTCGTTTAACCTTCGAGCCCAATCAACTGGCGGCTCTGCTGTTTGGCTACCTGCCGCAATTTTTGCGGTTCGTTGCCAAGCCTGTGCTTCGCTTGCCGTTGGTACGGAATCTGGGGGACTAATCAATTGCGCCTCTACAGCAGCCTGACGGATTGCTTCTGGGGTTAGGTCGCCGTCGTATGCTTTAACGAAATATTTTGTCATCGGTTGAAGCGGGTCTAAACCTGCTTTAACAAATGCTAATTCTCGTTTCGCTGTTTCGGCTTCCGCTACTTGCTTTCGCAGTTCTGCGGTTTCCTTTTCCAGTTGCTTCATCCTTGCCCTAACTGGGTTTCGGGTTTCGGATTCTTCTATCTGGTCTTCGCTGTCGTAGTTGTCAAACTCTGACATATGGCACTCTCCGTTTCTGCCCACATCACATCAGAGGTATGTGATGGCTGCTATTGATTTGTCACCCCGAATTGCTCCGCACGGTTTGGGGGATTCCCGTGAAGGTTGTTTAACTGTATACCACCGTTGTGTGGCTGTCAACTATTTAGTTATTCGACTGTTTGTAGATTAAGTGTGCCACCCGTTTCGAATGCTGCTTGGCGTCGGCGTCGGCGTCGGGCGATACGTTGCTGTGCTGCTTGTTCGTTTGTGAAAGTACCTGCGAGGATGTCTTCTTGGGTGATTGTTTCTTCGCCTTGTAGCGGTCTGAATAGCCCTGCTGTTTGCCCGATTTGAGCGAACCCCTGTTGGGCTGCTTGGGTGGATACGCCTTGTAGTGCAAGGGATTCTGCTTGTTGGGCTGTTAGTTGCATTCCGCCTGATGTTTTGCCTGCGGCTGCGATAGTTGCGGCTCGTGCTTTGCGTTCGATTTCCTGACCAGAACGTGATGGGTCCAGAATGTAGGCTGCGAGGTCTGCGTCTTGTAGTTCTGGGATGAACATTTTTAGTTGGTTTAATACTTCTGGGTCAGAGTTCTTAACAACGTTATACGCTTGCTGGATGCGGTTACTGTACTCAACAGGCGATACATCGTTCGCTATGAAATTAGCGAAATCGTTTTGTGTGTCATAAAACCCGCGAGGCAAACCAAGATTTTTATTCACCGTCAAATACGATTGCTCTTGGCTGATGTACTCTGCTTCAGATAGCAACGGCAAATTCTTTTTAGCACGCTCAATGTTGCCTTTAAACCTTGCTTGATATTGTGGTGTTTCACG